GATCTTGCGCCCGCGGTACTGCGACTCGTCGTCGCAGATCGTCTCTTCGATGCTCGCCATGATCGTGCTCGGGTTGTTCTTCGACGGCGCCACCTTCGCGCTCGTGCAGACCACGCGGTACCGGCCGGGCGGCAGGAGATCGAAGCTGGGCGCCTCAACAGTGCTCGTATCGAAGCCAAGATCCATATCGTCGGTGCTGCCGTTGTCGTCGTTCCAGTCGCTCACGTCTGCCTCGTTCGTGTTGGCGCGTGCCTATCTCGCGCGTTCGGCTGGTGGCCCGTAACGTGGGCCAGTCGTTCAACCCGTGATCTTCGCAACAACCGCGCCGAGGTCGGCGTACTCGTACGCGTCGAGCTTGCCTGAGCGGTCCTTCGCTACCGACTTGCCGTCGGTAGCGGTCAAAAGGTAGCGGATCGCCACCTTCCCACCGCTCCCGTCGTCCTCGTCGATGACGACGAGCCGAAAGACCTCATCGAACAGATAGGGCAGCGCCTCGCCAAGCTTCGCACCTGGCATGCCGATCCCGTGCGACACGCGGCCGGTGGCTTCGTCTTTCGTGCTGGCGAGCTTGGCGCTGAAATACACGCCGCACGACAAGTCGCGGAAAGCGCGCATGATCTTGAGCATCTCGTCCGATAAGGCCCCATAAGCGGCTCTGGGATCTTTGGTCTTCGACTTTTCCGCCGACAAGACCACCTCGCCAATCTCGGAGACGCTGTCGAGCACAACCCACGCATACCCGTGGTCGCCGGCGCGAAGCTCGGCGTAGACCGCGCGCAGGGCTTCGATAGATGTCACCTCGACCACGTCGGCGTCGATGTCGGCGCCGGCGAGGCTGAGAAGCCCGGCTTCTGCGGAGATGATCAGGATCTTCCCGGTGAGCGATGCGATCAGCGTCGTCTTGCCAACGCCTGCGCCGCCGTAAACAAGGATCTTGGGTGCGCGCGCGTCGACGGCGTCGCGGAGTGATTTCTTTGTGGTCAACATGGTCTGGGTCTCCTTCAGAACGAGAGGATCTGGAGCGTGTCGCAGGCTGCGTCGAGGGTGCTGCCGAGCAGCACCGGGCCGTCGTGCCAGCCGTAGCGCAGGCGCCCGTCGGTGCCGCGCGACGTGCGGCGCTCGATCTTGCGGCCGAGGTAGTGCTCAATCGCGGCGCGAAGAAACGTGTTGTAACGCATGGTCGTTGCTCCCTGTGTGCTTGCGTGCGTCAGATGCGGGCGGCGCGGTCAGCGGCGGCTTGCTCGGCAGCCTCGCGGGTGCCGTACGTCCCGACGTCGGCGACGACGCGACCGTTGAGCGCGATCAACTCGGACCAAAATCCGTGGTTGACGCCAACGCGCATGACGCGAATGCGAAGCGTGC